AGTTCAATAGCTAAGTTGCACGCTTGGTCAGTGCAGCCAGTAATAACGATCAACAAAGGTTGGCTAGTTACTATAATCTTTTTGTTATTACAGTTTGTGTTTGTACCTATGGCGAATGCCGGTTGCACTTACAGAGTAAATAGCTTAGGAACCACTGTATATAGTTGTGATGGCGGTCAAAACGGTACATTGCGAACTAATTCTCTGGGAACTATGACTGACTCTGTTACTGGTACGCGATACCGTACGGATAGCCTGGGTACTACAAGAGGTTCTGACGGATCAACATATAGAACTGATAGTCTTGGAACTATACGCGGCAATGATGGTTCATCATGGAGAAAAGATTCTCTTGGAACTTGGCGCAGCAATACTGGCACTACTTGCCGTACTAATTCACTAGGTACAATGAGATGCGACTAATGAGCGATGGCGGTAAAGGTGATAAGGCGAGACCTATGCAAATAGATAGAGATAAATTTAGTAGTAATTACGATAATATATTTGGCGCGAAAGGGAAAAAGAAAAAGAAAAAGCCGCCATATCAAAAATAGACTAAGGTTTACTCCTTAACCTTTGAAGCAGGATTGGCTCACCTGTAGTCGAAACGAGCTGCCATTTCGTGCATATAAACGAGATGGTTTACTAAATAAGGCATTTTATTCTTTGGAAATCCTATGAAAGCAAATTACTATAAGCTAATTGAGCTTGCTGTTGACCAAGGCATAGGGTTTGGATTGAATAGAGCGTTTAAGCATACAGATGAGCCTACCAGAGAGCAGATACACGCTGAAATTGAGCGAGAAATAATGACAGCAATCTGTGAGTACTTAACATTTGATGAGACGCAAGATTAAATTAGAATGGTTTATATACTTACCATTCTAAGGAGTATTGCGCCTTATAGTGACCAATTTATAAACCGTTTTACTGAAATGTGGATAGTCTGGCGGATCTAAACCCTACCAGTGCAAAATTTGTACGCCGATATATCATTGCCGATATATTTCACATGAATAGATATCATTTTAAATCATATTAGAGCGCGTGTATGATGCGCGCTTAATTAATGTGAGGTTTGAAATGATCACCAGTTACATGATAGTCCTAGTAATAAGCGGTTTAATTCTTATCGCTATCCAAGATATATAACACCCAGAACTAAAATCCCAACCAAGTTTGTATAACCTTCTGGTTTTGCGGTCTAAGCCCTTTGAAGTTTGGCTGTACGTTCATTCCAGATAGCACGTTAAATCGCTTAGAATCGAATTTAGAGCCTATCAAGTGCATCCATATCTCTTCCGCACGACTATTGATGTTTTTGTATTCAATATGCAGTCCTTTTATCTCTCGTAGCAAGCAATCTGCATTAGGGAAAGGTATTGGCCTGCCAATGGATTTGTATATTTCTTGTATGGGCCTGTGGATGATTAATTTCTTGGCCGGATGAGCATTTAATTTGCTACCTAAATGAAAAATAGCTGTCTCTGAAATGCCAAATTTGCGATTTGTTGGGTAAGAATCTAGCTCGGCCTGGGTATGCGTAGATATAGCATCATGTAGGCACAGGGTAGATGTAGTGGTTAGCCAGTTTGCCATCCAGGTAGTTCTACTGCGCGGCAGTCCAATGACCATGAAATCAATCATGTATCGTCTAGTATGACCACAAAACTGGAACAGACTTGCGAGTGTCAACGTGTACAAAAGTCTTAGCTATGCCAATGCCCGTAAAACCCATTCTAAGAGCAGTTGAGGCTATGATATACCGTTCATACCCATTACGAGCTTGGATGTCCACAGCGATGCCTTGAGCGTGCGTACCTGGCGTTCCTTTGGCAGCTTCAATGGAATGTGTCTTGTCTCGGTATCCACTAGTTATATGGAATGGCATATTGCATTCATGACGTAGCTGATCCAACTTCTCTAGAAAGAAGGGACACATATTATTCTTGCCAGTTTCTTGGCAGTTAAACTCTTCGATATTAAAATATTGCATCTGCATTATTCAAGAGGGTTGCTTACATAATCTAAGCTTTCCCATAACTCCTGTATTTCTCGCGTTAGTTTGAATATGTTACTTTTTCATGTTCATTATTTTACTTATGCCTCTAACGCCAAAAGAGCTTGAGATAGCGATAAACAGTAGGTATTGATACCATTCTGGTAGACCTTCTAGTGCGGCAAACCCTAATGTAACTCGGTCGATTATCGTAGTGTCATCAGCAATAATAGCGTAGCCCACCATAAACACGGGTATCGCTAACACAACCGTCCAGAACTCATCTTTCCAGCTTGTTGCTGAAGCATCAGCCATCTTCGATTCCCAATTGGCATCGTTTTTGATGACTTCCATTTTGGCTTGGTGAACGGCCTGCTTTTCTTCAGCTTTGTTTTTAAAATAGCCTCCAACAAGTTTAGATACTGGTGAAATTAAGCTACTCAGATTTATCATTGCCAAGTAATCCCTGGACTGTATCAGATTCAAATATACGAATTGCAAACCATATGATTGCAAACAAGGAAGACACTGGAGGCAACCATGCTGCTAATGACAGTAATGCTGTTGATCCTGCCGCTACATCTAGTATTTCTTTGCTTGAATCAACCATGATTAGTAATCCTGTAATAAGTCAATATGCGCTGCAAATGCAGCAACAACGGCTTCGGTGTGTACTATAGCGCAAATAGCTTGAACTTCTGCGCTTTCACCTGAATAGTCATCGCCAGCAGATATTACTTTGCGGCTATATGCTGAAGAAATCTCTAGCCCGCCATCAGTGATTGCTGTTTTGGTGCGGATCTGTACGGCTTTAAACTCGCCAACAATTTCAATCTTATCTTCTGTTACTACTTTTTCTAATGCCATTTTCTTTATTCCTGTCTATGCCCAGCATCCACTGGGCGTATGGTTAAGTTAATTTCTTATACTGTGTAAGTGATTGAAGCATATATGTCAGCCTGATTGTCTGCAATACCGTCCCATTTCAAAGCGTTGAGCGAACCGCTTTCATTAGTTTTGGTCACTACCATATAGTTGGTGTTTTCTGTGATTCTTGGCTGTATAGAACCATTGTAGCTAATACGCGTACTTTCCATAGAGCCAACGTAGCGATAGTTGCTACTTTCATCAGAGGCAGCAAATGGCAAATTAGTGATATAGACGTTGTTTGTGCCGGTCACACCAGCAGGGTTTAGATTGATAACCCGCATATGTAAAGTGCATTGATTTCCGATTCTCGTGTAACTTCCATTGAACGCTTGCCCTGAGGCAACATTACCGCCTGTTACTTCGTCCCTAAAAACTGGCCCCCAAGTGCCTTCCTCATAATCTTCTAACTTATTAGCTGCCGCTGTATCGCCTCCTAAGTAAACACCGCCACCGAGATAAAGGCTTTTCCACTTGTCATTGGCACCACCTAAATCTGCTATGTTGCTAGTTACGTTGCCATCAAGGTCGGTTGGAATTAAACGGTTAGCACTTGCAGTAATACCTACACCGGCTTCTCGTGTGTCTAACACGAGTGATGATACTAATTGTGAACGGTCTGTAATGAATCCAACTTTAGTGGTGTCATTATAAAACTCTGCAATTGTCCCGCTAGCACCGGACTTAGTAAACGTACTAACGCCACTAGCTAAAGTATCGCAAGTTATTTCGCCACTAACATTAGCATTGCCACCAAGATACAAATCCTTGAATCTATTTGTTGAAGTCCCTAAATCAGCAGCATTATCATTTCCATCATAGCCAGTAGTTGTTGGCCTCAGGCCTGTTTGGCTGAACACCATCCCGCCTAGGTCAGTTCTTACAAACGCTTCGCCACTTGGATTTAAACCAATAACAGACTTTGTAACTCCATTCGCCTGTAAATCAATAATAGTGCCGTTTGCGTTATTTCTATTTACGGTTAATGGTGAAGAACCCCCGCCTCTAGCAGTCAGCTTGCCAGTAGTTGAAGCGCCACTTGCATTAACTGCCGCGCACTCTACAGAACTAGGAGTTATAAAATTGCCGCTGGCTTTTACATTACCTTCAACATCTAAGACTTCTGCTGGGTTTGAATTTGCCCCAACTTTTAGTTTAGCATTTTGGGCGTCCCAGAATAGTTTAGGGGCGTTATCAGTATTATAAAAACGAATATCACCATCTGAGCTGGCATTGATGCTAAACTTGTCTGTTTGCCCATCAACAGGTGAACCTCGTTTGAACTGAACCCCACCATAAGTAGTTTGGCCGGTGCTTTTAACAAGCAAGACATTATTGTTTTGCACTACAACGCCAACTTGGTTGCCGTCAGTATCATTCAAAAATAGCTGAGGGGTGTTACTCTCGATAGTAACATCCCCAAACTGCGGCACACTGTTCTCTTGGTATTTGTCGCTATTCAGGTTATCAAAGTTCGCATCCACTTCCGTATTGGTAAGCGGTGAACCTTTTCCTGCTCTTGTTACGATAGTAGACACGATAAACCCCTTATACGCTAATGGTTACAACCCAAGTGATAGCTAAAGTATCTGTCGCAGATTTATTTACGACATCAAACTTAGTGCGACAAAGCATATTGCCAGAAGTGCTTGCATTAAAAATACCAGCTTCAGTCAAAGCGCCAGTTGCATCACCAGGCTCAAACGTAGAGGTGTATGTAATAACACCAGGAGAATCGTTTACAGCGGCATCTAAAGCTTCACGGTTGCCAACTTGAGTTTGTAGGGCAGTATCACTTGCGGCAGCAGCATTTGTGCCTGATCCTAAAGCCATGTGCGACATAACCGCTTGGCTAGTACCAAGCATACGCTCGTTAATAAAGGTTAAACCAGTGTTTACAACAAGGTTTTTGATTTCTTGGCGTGCTTTAAGATTGCCTTTTTCATCAGTAAGTGTCAAAGTAACATCACCAGTTACTTGCATTTTATCGTTAATCATTTTGTTTACCTTTAAATGGTTGCGCTTTCACCAACAAAGTCAGCCGCGAAATAGTCTATATTGCAATAATCCTGTGAAACAATTAGTCCTGAATCAGATGCTCCGATTGTATCACTTTTATTTGTAGATATGCTAAAACTAAAATCTTCAGCAGCATCTAAGCTTTCTGAGCGACCCAAACCTATTAATACCGTGTAATTGTCTTCCGTATTCGCTGTATCGGATACTGGTTTGCTCAAACTTAACGAGGAATTATCAGAAACTGTAGATGAATCTTGTATTTCTCGATCTAATTGCCATTTAAAATCGTCTTGGACGTTAGCAGTATCAGTAAAATAGCTAAATATATAATAATATCCAAACTGGATTGCAGCAATTGCTTTCTTAAACTGAATCGCAGCAATGGCCTTCTTGTATGCTATTTTAAAGACTAGCATTAGAAATCATCTCGTAAGTAAAATTCCATTATCTCATAGATAGTTTCAACTAAACCGTCAGAATAGGTTATCTCAATTTCGCCTTGGTAATAACCGGCATCGAGGTTTAAGTTGCCTGGAGCAAAAGAGAATGTGGCAATGCCATTAGCAAAGTCACTACCTGAGTCTGCACCAAACATGGTAAATAATACTGTAGTTGTATCTTTCTTGCGAAACTTCATGCGTACAACGCCGCCTGCAAAGCTTACTACTGAACCATCGTCTTCACGGGTTACGGTAGCTCTAATCTGCGGAGCTGAGTCGCCTTTTACTAATGTATAAATGTCCATGCTATGCCTCTGGTGGTGTGGGGAATACCACGTTATCAATATTAGTTTCATCTGGGTACTGGCTCGGCAAGTCTCTGAGAGCTTGCCTGTATGTTGCCCATTCTACCTTTTTTTCGTCGGCAAGTGGGCTATCTGCAAGCTGTGTCCAGTCTGACTCTTGAAATAACAGACTTCTTTTAAATCGCAAGTTGTCTAAGCAGGTGATTATTTTTTGTTCTTCTGGAACAGCTTTAGCAACAAACTGACCATCTATATAGTAATCAAACCCTGATTCTGGTTGCC